GCTGCAGAGAACACCTACTTCACCACGGGTACAGGGTCAAGCCAGCCCGAAGGCATCCTCACTGGCGGTACCCTTGGCAAGACAACGGCAAGCGCTACGGCCATCACGTCGAACGAGGTAATCGATCTCTACTACGCGCTTAACTATCTCTACCGCCAGAATGCCGTCTGGATGATGAACGATAGCACCGCCAAAGCGCTCCGGCAGCTGAAGGACAGCAACGGGCAGTACCTGTGGCAGCCCGGTCTCGCCGCCGGTACCCCGGATACCCTGCTGGGTCGGCCGGTGATCACCAACAACGCCATGCCCCAGATCGCGGCTAGCGCCAAGGTCATCGCCTTCGGCGACTTCAGCTACTTCTGGATCTTCGAGTCCGGCGACCTGACGGTGCAGCGGCTGAACGAGCTCTACGCGGCCAACGGCCAGGTCGGCTTCCGAGCCTTCCGGCGCCTGGGTAGCGTCGTCATGCTGCCGGCGGCGATCGTCTACATGCAGATGGCGAGCGCGTAAACTCGCCAGGGTTGGTCCGATGGACCTGCTAGTCTTCACGCCGGTCTTGAGGCTATGCGAGGAGACACTAGAGTCCATCGTGGCCCTGAAGTGGGCCGGGGGGCGGATCGACCGCCTTCTGGGGGAGGATCTGGTCACGCCCCCCGGCGCCCGAAACCATCGCAAGCAGTACGAGCACGCGTTCCGGCTGGCCCGGGAACATTACGACCTCATGCTGGTCGTGGAGTCGGACATTGTTGTACCTAAAGATGCGGCGTTACTCCTGGCCTCAGACGAAGCGGACATCGCCCTCGGGCTTTACGCCTGGCGCAGTGGTACCGGATGCAACTTGCTACTACGCAACTCGCAAGGCGGCATGGGGGCTTACGCCAGCGAAGCCAAGGTACTATCGCAAGTCTGGGGGAAAGTCGTCCCCGCGTGGGGAATAGGCCTGGGATGCACGATGTTCCGCAAGAGGGCCATGGAGATCCCTTTGCGGGAATGCGACCAGACCTACTGCGACTGGGCTTATATGGAGGACGCCAATTCCGCGGGGCTGAGGATCGTCTGTGACACCCGGGTCGTTTGCGGGCACGTGTTCCGTAACGAGATCCTTTACCCTATCGCCAGCGGGGAGGTACTGAGGATGCCCAGGACGAAAAGAGAGCTGCGGGACGTGCCGGACAAGGTGCGCGTCCGAATGCTGGTGTCGGTAGCCAGTCCATTCGGCTGCCCCACCATAGGCGAGGAGATGGAAATTCCCCTCTCGGACGCGCTGTCCTGGTACAATGCAGGATACTGCGAGATCCTGACCCCGCTCGGGAGAGAGAGCAATGGCCGCGCTAGACGACCTGAAAGCGGAACTGGGGATTAGCGGCACGAGCGAAGATGCGCTCCTAGAGCGCTACCTGGACGCGGCCCGGGAGGCGATTATCACCTACGTCGGCACATCCTTCTGGGGCGGCACGGCATCCGATCGCTATTTTGCCGCACCCCAGGGAGAGCTGCTTCTCCTCCCCTGGGTGGTGTCGGTCTCGCATGTCTACCGCCGGGCAGATACGGACACGCCCGAGGAGGTCGCGACCTACTACCTGGTCCCAGACCGCGGGCCGCCGTACTATGGCATCCGCTTGCCGCGCGGGGAGCGGTGGACTTACGACCACGACCCCTGGCGGGCGGTGAAGGTTACCGCGGTATGGGCCTATAGCCTTGTGCCCCCGGCGGACGTCTACCAGGCCTGGATCATCTATGCCGCCTACCTCTACCGACGCAAGGACGTGCAGGCTCTCGAAGTGGTCGCCATGCCCGGGGTGGGGGCCTCGGTTATCCGGGTCCCGCCCGGAGTGCCCAAGGAAGTCCGGGCACTGCTAGACTCTTACTGTTGCCGACTATGAGCATCTCGAGCACAATTGCCAAAATCCAAAGCTTGCTAGCGGGGGCGGGGCTGGTCAAGACCGCTTTCACGGATCGGTTCCCGGCAAGGGTGAACCCCTCCGACCTGCCCGCTTCGGTGGTCTTCCCCATGCGGGCAACTTGGGAGCACCAGGCGGTGGGGTATAACCGTGCCACGCGCACCTACAAGGTGCAGATCCTTGTCCGTCCCGTAGCTCAGGGGGTTGCCTGGGACGATGGCTACGGCGCTTGTATCCAGATCCTCGAATCCGCCGGAGCGCTGTTCCTAAGCCACCTAGACCTTGACCAAACAGTCGACCATATCGCCCAGATCACCGACAACGGCATCGAGCTGATCACCCTGGGCGGGATGGAGTTCTGGGTTATTAACCTCCTCTTGACCTGTGTGGAGAAGGGCTAAGATGAAGAAGCAAAAAGTATCCGGGCTCAAGTTTATCGGTGGGAATCGCTTCCTTTGGGGCGTTCCGGCTCGCGACTTGACGCCGGACGAGGTAGCCGTCTACGGCCGTGAATGGCTAATCAGCACTGGGCTCTACATCGAGGAGGAGCCCGAAAACGATGGAGGTGAAGAATGCCAGCAACCGCAATGAAAGTTGCCCAGATTGGGAAAGAGACCACCTGGGGCACGCCGGTCGCAGCTACGCGGCGTCTCCCCCTGGTCTCCGAAGTGCGCTTGCGCCAGATCGTAGAGTTTGGCGACCTGCAGCTGGTGGGAAACCTGGCCCCTTCTTTCGCCCAGTGGGTCGCGGGGGCACATGCAGAAGGGCAGATCACCACCCTTCTTTCGCCCAACGACCTCTTCGTCTTCCGGGGCCTGTTCGGGGACGTAACCCCCACCGGCACGACACCGCCCTATACCTGGACGTATAGCGCGCCGCTGACCTCCTTCCCCACAAGCTACTACTACACCCTGGAGGCGGGTACTACGGATGCTTCCTACAAGGTCGCCGGGATGATCCTCAGCCGGGCCTCCTTCCGGGTGGAGGTCGGTGGATCCTGGCAGGCCACGGTGGACTACATGGGGAAGCAGATCACCACGGTGACCCTGGCCTCGCTTTCGGCGGAATCCCTGACGCCAGTGCACGCGGGGAACACGTCCATCTACGTGGACTCCTGGACGGGCAATATGGGAACGACAGAGCTTGCTGCCTCGCTGATCTCGGCGGAGCTGGAGATCCGCACGGGCCGGCACATGAAGAACTTCATCGGAAGCATGTTCCCGTCCGGCATCGGGGATAGCCGCTGGGAAGGCAACCTGCGCCTGCAGCTGGAATTCAACTCCAGCGTCAAAAGCATCATCGATACCTTGCTGGGGACGACGCCCGGGGAAGTCCAGCGCCAGATCGAGATCCGTGTCACCCAGGGCACCCACTCCATCAAGTTCCAGTTCTGCGGCGGCCTTTCGGAAGCTCCGGAACTGTGGGGAGACCGCGACGGCAACATGGTCGTGGAAACGAACTGGAAAGGGCTATACAACAGCACCTTCGGCAACTGGCTCAAGGTCATCGTGACCAATGGCATCAACACCTATCCGTAACCAGGGGGAGCAAAAATGGCGGAGCTAAAGATTCGCTTCCGGGCAATCGACCCCGAGGCCAAAGGCTCCTACTACCTGCTGAAGGCTCTCACCGAAGCCGCGGTGGAGCTGGACAAAGCCTCCCAGGGAAACAACGTCGCCCTGATGCTACAGGCGCTGGAGCACATCGAAGCGCTTCTGGGCCAGATGCTGGTCGAGGGAGACTTGCAGGAGTTCCTGCGTGTGGCTTCCATTGCGGATATCCGCATGGCTTTGGCCCAGATTACCGGGAACGTGGGTGGCCCCCCTTTAGGATCTCCTTAAGGGGGGCTACCCCGCCTTGGGTGGTCATCCTCATGATGGCCGAGGCCTGGGGCATGCGCCCGTGGGAGCTGGAACGCGAGGTTCCCTACACCTGGGTGGAACGGTTCCTTGCCTACAAGGAAGCCATGGCGCGTGAGGCGGGTGAGCTTCCTGGGACCACCGGGAAAGTGCTGCTATGACCGAAGAGACCATCCGCATCCTAGTGCAGGTTGAAGGCGCGGAGAAGGTAAAGGATCTCCGGGATCAGATCCAGCGTGTCCGGGAAGAAGCCGAGGGCACCGGCGTTGGCGGCGGCCTACGCGGCTCCTTCCTGAACATCAGCGGCGCCCTTTTGGGGTTGGGCAAGGTTGCCAACTCGGTCGGCGGCATCATGCGCAGCGCCCTTCTAGGCATGGGTAAGGGCCTTCTCCACGTGGGCGAGATCGCCGCCGGGATCCTCGTTGCCGGGGCCATTAAGGGCCTATTCAACCAGTTCATGGAACTGGCTAACGGGGCAATCCAAGCTGCCGGAAGCATGCAGCAATACGGGATTGCCTTTCAGACGCTAGTCGCCCGAGAGCTGATGCGGGGAGAAGAGGTCACCCGCGTGGTGACCACTACCATCCACCTGACCGACAAGGAGCGGGAAAAGCTTGCTGACCTGCAGAAAGCGCGCCAGGAAAAGGTCGAGCAGCTAGGCCTGGAGCAGGAGGCCTTAAGGCTTCTCCAGGCTCGGGTAGAGCAGCTGACCCAGAAGTACGGGGCAGAAGACCTGCGCACCCAGCAGGCCGTCCTCAGCATGAAGCGTAAGCAGGAGCAGATCGGAGACCTCCAGGAGGCTATCGCCGAGTACGACGCCCAGATCTCGGCGCTGCAGGCAAAGGAAGGGCAGCTGGCCCAGACGCTGGAAAGGGTTCGCGTCAATCAGATGGGCTTCGCCGAGGCACTGGCCCAGGCCGCCCCCAAGGCCCAGGAGCTCCTGAACTACCTGCGGGATCTAGCGCTGGTTTCTCCCTACACCTTCCCCGAAGTGGTGGACGCTATGCGTTTCACCATGGCCATGGGCGCGTCCCTGGAGATGGCCAAGAGGCTGACCGGGGCGATGATCACCACCGCTTCAGCCCTGGGGCTGAACAACGAGCAGTTCTACCGCCTGTACTACAACCTGGCCCAGGCTATCCAGGCGGGGGACCTCACGGCGATGAACCTGCGTCAGCTGCGGAACGTGGGCCTGGATCTGTCGGAAGTCCTGCAAGATCGCCTGGGGATGTCCATCGAGCAGGTGCGGGACGCGCTAAAGTCGGGGAAGCTGACCGCTAAGGACGTCGGGGAAGCATTCATCGGCTACGCCAATACCTACTTCGCCGGCGCGGCCAAACGCATGGCCTACTCCTTCACCGGCCTGCGTTCCAACTTCAAAGACCTGCTCTTCTTCATCGGCGCGGATATGCTCGGGGTAGCGGTGGACAAGGCCAGCAAGTGGCTAGGCGGGCTTTTCGATGTTCTCCGCGGGATGGTGGAGGAAGGCTACTTCAAGCGGCTGGGAGAAGAGATCGGGAACTGGCTTAACCCCATCCTAGAACGGCTCACAGGGCTGCTGCAGACCCTCAAGACCGAGGGCATCGAGGGGGTGCTGAAGAAGCTCGGCGTTCCCCAGGGCGCGATCGATGGAATGAAGCAGCTAGCCAGCGGAACCTGGAGCCTGGTAAACGCGCTGGTAGCTCTAGCTTCCGGCCCGGCGGGGAGAGTAGCCGTAGGCATCCTCAGCGGCCTATTTGGTGCCCTAGGCGGCATTGCCGGGGGCCTGGCCGAGGTTACCGGCGGCCTGCTGCAGGGCAAGACGCTCGAGCAGCTCCGGGAACCGTACCCCAAGCCGCGGGTAGAGCACGGGCACATCCCGGAAGAAGCAATCGCCATGCGCGAGGCAGTAGCCGAAACTGCGCCCCTAACTGCCTGGCAGAAGTTCTGGCGGATCGAGGTTCCGGCGGCGCTTAAGACCGTCCAGCCCTACCTGAAGCAGATCGTTGGCCCCCTGAAGGGCATTGGCGATGAGTTCCGCGACTGGTGGTCCGTCACGGGCCCCGGGGTCATTGCCCTTCTGAGAGCCCTGGGCAAGATCCTGGGTTGGCTTGCGACTAACGTCCTGGTCCCGGTGCTCACCTTCGTCTTCAATGCGATCCGGAACATTCTCAGGGTCGTTATGGGGATCATCTCGGTCATCGTAGGGGTCCTGACGGGCAACGCCGACCTGATCAAGGACGGGGTAGACCGCATCCTTAAGGGCATCTTCGACCTGGTGGACGGCCTAGTTGCTACTATCGCCGGGATCCTCAAGTCCCTTGGCACCATCGTCTGGGATCACCTGGAACCCATTACGGACACTGTAGGCGGCTTCCTGAACCGGCTCTGGAACACCATATGGAACTGGGTCACGACCAACGCGGCCAAGTTCTGGGAAGCCTCCAAAACCCTGGTGGGGAGCCTCCTGGACGGGGCCAAGGAGAAGTGGAACGACGTATCGACCTGGGCTCGGGGCCTGGTGAACGAGATCATCGGCATCATCCTGGAGCAGGTCTACAAGCTCAGGGAGGCCGGGAAGACAATCCTAACCGGCTTCTGGAATGGCATGCGGGACATCTGGAACAGCATCGTCCAGTGGTGGAACGATAACGTCGTAGGCATCTACAACAAGCTCAAGGACGTGTTCGACTTCCACTCCCCTAGCCGCACAATGTACTGGGCCGGGCGGAACATCATGGAAGGCTTCTACCAGGGGCTTTCTTACCGGCCTGGGGCGCAATACCAGTTCCAGTACGCGCCGGTGATCACGGTGCACGCGGGCCAAGCGGTGGTGGATTCCCAGCGGCTGCGGCAATACCTACGGAACGATGCCGCCTGGGCTCGTAGGTGGAGGCCATAATGGCAGAACAGCTATACCTCTACGACACTCTGGCTGAAACGGGGTTGGATCTAGCCAACTCCAGCCATATCCGGCTGGTCGAGTTTACCCCCGCGCCGGTGGAGCCCGGGGAAGAGACATCCCAACAGCTGATCTCACTCGAGATCCTGGCCGATACCGCGGTGGAGGCCCTGGACATCCTAGCGGAGCTAGAGCGGTGGGTAGCCCTGGCGCGGCAGAGGTACGGCCAGCACTCCCGGATGGTCTACCTGTACTACCAGCCCGAGGGAGCGCTCAAGGCGCGGCGGGCCCCGGTGCGCGACGGAGTGGTTCGGCGTCGCCGTTGGGAATGGCCTTCCCGCGTCCACGGGTACCCCTCGTCCTTCGGGGTAGAGCTGGAACTCACCTGCGGGTTTGCCGAAGACGAGGACTACCTCCTCTTGCGCAACGGGGTTCTGAACCCGACCTTCGAGATCCGCACAGGGGGCCTCTACAGCCCGGACTACTGGAGCACCGACCGGCTGACCTTCCAGGCAGTGGAGGACGTGGCTTCGAACCCGACCCGGTTCCTCCTGCGGATCCAGTGTCCCGGGGCTTCCAACACGGGAATCGTCTACAACACCGGTACGGTGACGACAACCTCGACCTACCGGCAGCTGGACTACGGCGTGGAGGTGGTGACCTTCCCGGAAACGGCTAGCAGAGTGACGCTGCAGGTGGCCAACGCCTCCACCGGGGCGGTGCTGGCAGAGCGCACGATTACCCAAACCGGTTGGGCCTGGGCCACCACTGGGGTCATCGCTTCAGGAACCCAATGCCGGCTCCAGGTAAGCATCACCGGCGGAGACACGTCGGACTACCTGGAGATTCGTTTCCCCTACCTCGGCGCGGTAGGAACTAGCAGCCAAAGCGGAACAAGCTCGCCTATCTGGACGGGTCAGAGTACGCTTTACAACCACTGCGACTGGGGATGGGAAGCAGCTAATGGCCAACCGGCGGCGGTGGTGGCCTCGGTGCACCAGGACTGGACGGACATCTGGAACGTCCTTGGGGATGTTGCCCCCGACCTGCGGCTGCTCGTGAGCACAGACAACGGAGTCCGCTACCCGCTGGTGTACGTCCTTTCCTCCCCCTGTTCGGGCCAGTGGATGGGAACGATCCAGGCGGAAGGGTTAAATTTGGCCAACGGGGCAAGCCTGGTCACGGACTCTAACGCCACCGGGACAGCGACCAATAACGCCGTGAGCTGCCCTTCCACCAATGGCTCCTGGCTGTACTACATGTACACGGAGATCAACGACAGCCACATGCTTGCCCTGCAGGGGAAGTACTTCCGCTTGGTGATGGTCGCCCGCGGCGCTTCTGTGGGGACTCCCTTCCGCTGGGGGGTGACCTTCTCCTCGTCCGACTCCAGCCCTTCTGACCAGCGGGTGGCCACGCCGCCGAACACGAGCTACCAGTACTACGCCGACGGGCCCATAATCAAGTTCCCGGGAGTCCAGCTGCCGGAAGGGTTTACCTCCGCCAAGGGGGCGCTCTACATCTGGTTCAACTCGACCCAGGAGGTAGTGGTAGATCGCTTCCTCCTTGTGCCGGTCGATGCCGCAGCGTACTGGCCTGCGTCCTACACCGTCTCCGGCTACTACATCCTTCTAGCCGATAATGGTGCCTGGGTAATGCCCCCCTCATTCCCAGCCTACTGGAACGTGTACTCCATCCTACCCTCCACGCTCATCGGGGGAACGGTCCCTGCAGAGAATGAACGCGGGTACCGCATCTACCTGATCCAAGACTCGGTTGTTCCAGGGCTGAACCAGACCACGGTGTACATCTACATCCGTCCCCGGTGGAGGTCGCTGTAATGGGTTGGGATCTTTCCTTCACCACGCCGCTGGTCTACGCCACAAGCGTTCCTACAGGGGGGCAGCTTGTCCCCGCCCCGGACATGGAGATCCTTTCCTTGAGCTACTCCACCCAGGCGCTAGGGGGCTTCTACCGGGCCCAGGCGAAGGTGCGCGGGGATTCGGCCGACCTCCTGGAACTGCAGCGGCTGCTGGGGAAGCGGGTCATCATCTCCCACAGCGGCACCGTGTGCTGGGAGGGGATCGTCGTAGCGGTCAACTACGACTTTGGGCTCTCCTACACCTTCGACGGCTATGCCAACGCGGTGATGGTGGAGTACTCGGATCGCGTCGGCAGCCGTGCCTGGACAGATTGGGCTACAGACAGCACCAAGATCGCCCTACACGGCCGGCACGAGTACGTCTACTCCTTCGACGGGGCAACACCGGAAGCGGCCAACCGCTTGCGAGACCTGCTCCTATACTTCCGCAGCCACACCATGGCCCAGGACACGCTGACTTTCCCCGCTAGGCCGGTGCCCAGCGTAGTGGAAGCACAGATCTCTGCTGTGGGGTTCTATGCCACCCTGGGCTGGGAGTACTGGCAGGACACTACCGAAGGCGATATGGACACGGGGCAACAGATCGCTATGGTCGTGCAGGGCCGGGCTTCTTCGGGGAACCGCTACATCTACCTGCCCTCCACTACCACAGGGGTGTCCTGCTCCCGCTACCAGCCCGACCAGTGGCCGACATTGCAAGATCGCATCGAGCAGCTGCTGAAGTATTCCAACTCCGCCTCCCAAATCCTCTGGTTACAGGTGTGGGAGAGCCAGCGGGGCACCCTGGCCCCTATCGGCGGGGGAGACTTTCCCCAGCCGGACTACTACTCCGACGGGACTGAGATCATCGATGCCAACGGCAAGCCAGTGCCCCTGTTCCTAGTGCGGGCCGACCGGGTACTGATGACCAACGTCCGTCTGCCGCGGAGGGCCCTCAGTGTCTCCGATCCCCTGGAGACCCCCAGCGGAATGTACATCAGGGAAACAGAAGTTTCCTGGGCCCCGGGCACGGGGCTAGAGGTTAGCTTAAGCCCGGCGTCCTGGCAGGACTTTGCCGAGATGGTCTATCGGTTGGGGTTCCCATGACCAAGCATCGCGAAGTTTCCGAGCTATGGCCCCAGATCGAGGGCTACCTGGAACGCATGGCCTGCGGGTGCTATGTGACCCAGTCCGCAGCGCAGAGCATCCCAGGCAGTACCTGGACAAGCCTTTCCTTCGGCACCGAGGTGTTCGATCAAAACGGCTGCTGGTTCAGCAACTACCCCACCCGGCTCTATGCCCCTGTGCGAGGGATCTACGTGGTCACGGCCGGGTGGTGCCGCCGGGCGGCACAGAACCCCACCGCGACCTACCAAGCGATTTACTTGCGCGTGGACGGAACGGCACCCCCGTACTATGGCTACAACATCCTGCGCACCATCGCCGGGACGGACATCACCGTTGCCACGGCAGCGGTGATCTCGCTCAACAGGGGCTCCTACGTCGAGGTCATGGCCTACCACACAGACTCGAGTGCCCGCTCTTCCAGTGGGGACTACCGCACCTATGCCGCCATGGGGCTGGTCTACCCTACGCCGCCCACAGGGGCAGCTGGCACCGAGCCCCCGGGCGGCGGTGGTGGTGGTGGCGGTGGCGGCTGGGACGGCACAACCTTCCGGCTTCTGCACCCGGACGGCACTGTACTTGCGGAGTACGAGGGGAATGAGACCGGGCTACGGGACGCCATTACCAATGCCGCCGCTGGGGACACGATTTGGTTCCCAGCGCGGACGGTTACCCTGACCAGCTCGCTAGCTTTGCCTGCCGGGGTAGCCCTGGTAGGTATCGTCAATGGCCGGTCGGGCCTGCAGGGCGATGAAGTGGTACTAGCCGATGGATCACTTCTCCTGAACCTGCAGATCCAGCACTATCACACGTCCGGGATGGTGGGCAACGCCTATGCCCTGACGGCCGCTTCTTCTGGCTGGGCCCGGCTGGAGCATTGCGAGGTCTCAGCGCTGGTGCAGGCCGGGTACGAGGCCGCGGGGCTGTACCTAGCCTCAGACAAGGGGCAGTTCGTGGAGTTCTACGACTGTGTCGTGACCGGCTATGCCGAGTCCGGGGGAACGGCCTACGCGGCCAAACGAGACCTCACCTCTGCGGGTTCGGCGCACTTCTACGGCTGCCGGCTGTACGGCACGACCGATATCTTCAAGGAGGGCTAAGATGGCGATCCTATGGGCGACGGGGTTCGAACACGGCAGCGTGGACTTCCTGCCCGAGGGAGTGCGCCAGGGCTGTGCTGCCGTGAGCTCGTCCCCGGCGCCGAAAACGGGCAATTTCTGCTGCAAGATCAGCTCGAACAACTACATGACCTTCAACGTGACCGCAGGGACAGAGTTTTACCTGGCGGTGTGGGTATACGTCCGTTGCTCTCACTCGACTTACAACGATCACTTTTCCGTCCTGTTCCAAGGTGGCGACTCGACAATTAAGCTAGGGCTTGGGACAGCGCCCTACACTTACCGCCTCTGGATCGGGAGCACACAGGTCGCTACCGGCACGCATTACCTCGACTGGGACAAGTGGCACCACCTGCAGGTCTATGTGAAATGCGCCGACACCAATGGCCGTGTTGTCGTCAAGGTCGATGGCATCACCGACATCGACTACACCGGCGACACCAAAAGCGGCTCCAGCGCCCAGCTGACCTCGGTGAAGTTCAGCCATGCTTACTCCCTTGGCGACGAGGGATACTACGGCATAGATGACCTGTGCATCCGCGACGACCAGTGGCCCGGGGACATCCGCTTCGTAGCACTGGTCCCGGACGGGGACATAACGAGGCAATGGACGCCCAGCTCCGGATCCGACCATTACGCCCTGGTGGACGAAGTGCCCCCAAGCGATAGCGACTACATCTACACTTCTACTTCAGGGGCCCGAGATATGTTCAGCCTGAGCGACTTTGACGCCACCGGAAAGGAGCCCATTGCGGTGACTGCCTGGGCGCGGGGATGGAAGAACCGTGCCGAAGCCGATCAGCTGAAGCTGATCCTAAGCGACGGCACCAACGAGGTTAGCCAGACAGGCGACCTCATGACCACTCCAACCTACATCTGGAAGACGTTTGAGTCCGCCCCTGACATGTCAGAGTGGACAGACGAGGCACTGGATAACCTGAGGCTAGGCGTGGAGGCGATATTCGTCTGATGGCGGAAGAGAAGGTTTCTCAAGGCCTAGTTGAAGCCGCTTACGAGGTAAACCCCGAGGCCAAGGTTACCCAGGCCCAGGCCGAGGTCGCGGCCCACTCGCTGGATCGCTACGAACGGCTTTTCCAGGTCGGGGTAGAGGTCGGGCACAAGGTTTCGCGGCGCCTGGGCGTCAGCCATGCGTCCACCGAGGTGGCCTACCGCCTGACAACCCGAGAGCTTAAGGCTTCCTGGCTCCTGCTCGAGGTAGGCTTTGTTTCTACTGGGTTTCGGGTCTACGACTGCACATTTGGTGACGACTCTACACCTGGGCTATGGGCCCAGGGGACTACCTGGAACGATACTGCCGAGGCGGGGTTCTTCGTCTCCGACTCGGCATATGCTTCCGGGGGGCGACAATGAGCAAGGGGAAACCGCTACGGGGAGACCGCAGCGCGTGGGATAGCGAGGATTACCCCGACTTCCATGCGCGGGATATCGAGGACGGCAAGTACACGGTGCACGTGCCCAAGCCGACCGCAGACTCTAGGCTCCTGGTCTCTTCTTCCGGCGGGTGGCAGGAGAAGACCCTTTCCGGCGATGGTTCCCTGGACGCCGATGGCAAGCTGACCGTGACCGGGCTTCAGGGCCGAGGGGTAAGCACCACCGCTCCCTCCGATGGGCAAGTGCTCACCTGGAAGGCCAGCACGAATCTCTGGACGCCGGCTACACCATCCGGCGGAGGCGGAGGCGGGCTCACCAAGTGGGACCCGGACTTTCCTCCGGAAACCCCATCCGCGATGGACGACGAGTTCGACGATGAGCAGCTAAACCTTACGCTTTGGAGCCGGTATAATCCCACGGGCACGCTCCAGTACCTGGAAGACCAAAGGGGGCTGCTCATTTGGGCCACCCAGACTTTCGCGCACGGGATCTACCAGCCATTGCCTTCAGTGGTGCCCTGCTGCTTCTGGACAAAGATGGGCCTGCTGCATTACGCCGGCGCTTGGCAGCACGTGATCCTAGCGATTTTCACCAACGCGGGGGATCCCAGCAGCCCCTTCTGGACGGTAGGGCTTACAGGGACCTGGAACAGCCTGGTGAAGTACGAAGTTGTGCGTTGGGCACGGTGGAATCAGTGTGACTATGCCGCGGCGAGTAGGGAAATGCCCTGGGGGCCGACGTGTGTCTATGCCCGCATCCGGCGAATCGACTCGACCACCTGGGACTTTGACTTAAGCACGGATGGCGTCGCCTGGGCACGCTTCTACCGGTTGACCGGCTACTCTGCCCAGCACGTAGGGCTACTTGCCTGGACGGAGGACACCAACTACCCCGCCCGGGGGTGGTTCCGCTTCTTCCGCATGCTCGAGACGGCAGACCACTTTGCCCTTATGCCAGGGCGAATCGGGTAACAAAGGAGGGCGCGTAATGCCCCGGATTGTCGCTGTAGCTGACCTACACTGCGGCTCCACGCTGGGCCTGTGCCCCGGGGGTGGGGCCGAGACTGAAGACGGGGGATGGTACGAACCTAGCGAGCTACAGGACTGGCTATGGGAGAAGTGGCTTGCCTTCTGGAACGGGCTTTCGGGGGTAGATCTGGTCTTGCTCGTAGGGGACTTGGTCGATGGGGATGTGAAGGGAACCACCCAGCGTTGGACGCGGAACTTGACGGTACAGGCCCAGTGCGCGGCCCGCTGTGTACAGGCGGTAGTGCCGGCAGGGGCGCGTATCCTGGTCTTCCGGGGCACCCCAGCGCATGTACGCTCCGGGGGTGAAGGCGATGACATGGTCGCGGCCTACCTGGGCGCGGAGGGGGCCGAGTACCGCCGGCGGCTGGTTGTGCACGGGGTACTGCTCGACGTTTCGCACTACGTCAGCGCCTCCGGGCGCCGGCATATCTGGACGGAACACGGGATTGCCCAGCGGATCGTTGCCGACTTCCTGGCCGAGTGTGCCCGATGGAACGAAGCTGTCCCCGACCTGGTGATCCGGGGCCATGCCCACGGGGCCCTGGACAGCGGGCCTACCACTAGGCCGCGGGTGCTTATCCTCCCCGCCTGGCAACTGGCGACCGAGTACATTCAAGCGACAGGAACCCCGCGGGTGGCCCCTGTCGGCGGGGTGGTCATCGACATCGAACCCGGGCGAGATCCCGAAGTTCGGTGGAAGCTATACCGGCCCGATCCGGTGCCAGTGGAGAAGATCCTATGAACGAGAACAAAATGCTGCGGTTACTCGCGCAGGAAGCGATCCGGGACGGCCTGGACGGGCAACGTCCGGACGAGTTTACGGTAATGGACTTCCTGGAGGAGCTTCGCCGGCAGGGGAGTAAGGTAAGTCGCTACACAGCGATCCGCATTCTGAACAAGATGGTGGAGGACGGCCAACTTCGGACGCGCCTAGCCCTAGTGCGGGGTCGCTGGATGCGGGTCTACTCCACGACCGAGACGGCCAGCCAGCGGGGCGCGTAGCGGGCCACGCGTTTCCAGTTGGCATCGACGATGTAGCCCACAGCGTAGTCGTCCGGGTGCCGGACCCCGCGGCCCAGGCCCTGGACGACTTTCAGGGCCGCCTGGGCGTCGTACCAGGCGCGGCCCCCAGGGCGCTGGAGCAGGATGCGCACGACCGGATCGGCTAGATCCGGGAAGGGGACTTTGGCCACGATGATGAAACGGCAAAGGTCGTCGCGCAGATCCAGGCCTTCCCAGAAGGACGGGGAGACAGCTACCGTCCCCCGGGGAGCGTTCAGGAGCTTGGTCACCTGATGCGTCCGGGAGTCCAGTCGGGAAGGGAGGTACACCAAAAAGCCCTGCAGGCGTAGGTAGGACGCGATGGTCTGTGCATGATTCCAGGAAGAAGTGTGAACAATTCCGCTTTCCCCGCGATGGTGCTCCACGATGGCGCTGATGTATTCCAGCTGTCGCAGGTAGGCCTCGGGCGGGCTCTGGTGGTTCAGTGCGGGGGCCTTGGGGTAGAAGAACACTGGCCGGTGGGAGGGGTCGAACGGGTGGGGCACCTGCAGGACGTGGTAGTCGCGGATCCCCAGGGTACGGGCCAGGACGGCTGGGGCGCCCAGGGTAGCGGACATGAGGACGGCGCGGCCCCGAGGCGGCACCAGCCGACGGAACATCCGGCTGATATCCAGGGGGCGGATGGTTACCTTGCCCGCCTGGGAATTGATCGTAACGTAGAACTCGGTCGGCTGGGCCTGGAACTCTTCGGCGATCATCTGCAGCCGAGCGGCCTGTTGCTTCAGTGCCAGGGCTTCTTTGGGATTACCAGCCTTCTCCGCGTCCTTCAGCCGTATTTGGGCAACCATGTGCAGGAATCCGGGAATTTCTTCCGTTTTCTGAGGCAGGGTGAGCTCTTTAGGCCGTTGGATCTCGATTTTTGCCAGGTCGCGCAGGACGTTTTCCACGTTATGGGCCTCGTCCAGGACGAAGATATCGGTGGGCATCTTGCCCGAGGTAGCGTAGCGGCCAAAGAAGGCGACGTGGTAGTTCAGCACCCGGAAGCGGCTCCAGGTGGCTTCGGCGAGCGCGACCTGGTAGGGGCAATCCTCGCACGCCGGACCCTCGCACTCGGCTACGTTGGGGAGGGACCCCCATCGGTGCTCGAACCGGGCCGCGTAGGGGTGATCCGGGTGAATGCAGCCGTAGTGTTCCTTCCCCCATAGGACTTTGGCCTGCTCGAAGGCATCGGCGTACTGTTGCTGCAGGTCTCGGGTGCAGACGTAGGTCGTGACGCGCCATCCCATGGCAGCCAAAGCGGCTGGGACGGCGCTTTTCCCGAACCCAGTGGGGGCATCGAGGAAAAGGGCCTCCCCTTCCCCAAGACCCTGGGCAAGGAGGGTTGCTTCTTCTTGCCCGGGGCGCCAGGCGGGGAAGGGGAGGCCGAGTTCGGACGGGGCTGGCAGGCTCATAATCACTCGATGCCGGCGGCAGCGCGTACGTCTTCGGGCAAAGTGACCCCGCACTCCTTGGCTGTGGTCACGAGTAGCGCCAGGACGACAGGATCGCTTGTAGTCCTCCAGGTCTCGACGGCGCGCTGGATGGTCTCGGCGATGCTTCGCCGGTGCTCCACGTGCTTCTGCAGCTGGAGCAAGGGTGTGTCGGGCTCCCGCTCTGTCAAGTAAGCGGTGATTGCCTCGCGAATGATCTCGCTGACCGACTTTCCGGTCTGGTTCGACCGCTCTAGAAGGGTGGCATGGGTTACAGGATCGATTGCGGCGGAGACGATTCGGTTGAAGTTGCGCATCTTACCCACTCCGGAGCTTTTGCCAGGCCACCGCGGGGTCGTGGATCTCGTTCGGGGAGGTCACGCCCAGGCGGGTAAAGATCTCGGTGACCGGGGGCTTGAGCTCTTTCATGGCCCGGGCCAGCAGTTCCGCAACCGTTGTCGGAGGGACGGCAGCGGCGGCTTCCTCCCGGGCCTGCTGCCGCTCCGCCTCCAGACGGGCCAAACGCAGAGCATCCCGGGCTTCCTCAGGGAGGGTGCCCCGCAGGATGTGTAGCTCCTGCTCGGACAAGACCTCGCCCGGAGCCGGGTTTTGCCAGTCCGCTGGGTGCTGCAGGTAGTAGGCGATGGACGCCCAGGTAGCTTCGGGGAGCCGCCGGGGAAGGCAGGGCCGCACGACGGCTCGAGGGAAGCTGTCCGGGGGCATATCGGCGATGACCGGCTTGAGGTAATCCGGCGCCTTTTCCTTAGACTCTACCCACTCGATGCGCCCGGTGCGGTCTTTGAGCACGATGGCGTAGGGCACCCGGCTCCCAGCTTGGGGACGGAGCCAGAGAGCCAGGGTAGCGATCTCGGAGGTCATGCGGAACCCCTGGGGCTTCTGTACCCCAGGCAAGGGCCGGCCAGCCGACCAGTCGTCTTGGAGGTGGCTGGTGACGATGACCAGCCCGATGCTCCTTCCCGCCTGAAGCATGTGCATATCCAGGCGGAAGAGGTTACGGATCGGCCCCCAGACAAGGGCCTGCATGGTCTGGAGCTGGCCGGAGGAGATGCCGAACTTGGTGTGGTTGGCCCGAACGTAGGCCTCGTAGGCGTCGCCCAGGTAGCGGATGTTGTCGATCACCACGACGTCGTACTTCCTTGGCGGGATATCCTCCAGTATGCGGTGCCAGTGCTCGTAGAGCTCCAGGTACCAGGCCTCGGTGATTTCGGGGTGCTTGCTCTGGAAGGTCCCCAGGACGTCCAACCAGACGATGGGGTACTGGTGGACTTCGGAGAAGACGGCGGCGGAGCGTTCCCAGTCCAGGCATAGGACGCGGCTGGGTGGTGCGGCGGTGATGGCGAAGGTGGTCTTGCCGACCCCTACCGGGCCGGTGACGTGGACTAGACCCTTAAGAGTGGTCATTGCAGGGCCTCCATTCCTGGCCGTCCAAGTGGATACGGCGGGGGCTAGGGGAATCCCCCTCCATGGGGACGTAGGTCAACCAGACGTGCCCGTTCTCGTCCGAGACGACCTCGGTAATCGTGCCCAGGACGGCGGGGGCGATGCTGATGATGTCGCCCGGGCGGAGGTGGACTTTGGTCGGGTTCGCGTCTTGGGAAAGGACAAAGACGGTCATATGGTTCTCCTTGCGACGCACATGGAGTAGTAGGCGCACCGCTGCTCCGAGCACCACCAGCCGTCGGTGCGAGCCGGGAAGACGCCATAGCGCAGGGCTCGCGCTACCGGCCGCACGACCTGGTGCAGGTAGTTCTGGAGTGTCTCCTCATCCCAGCTCAGCGGGATGACCTGTACCGCGTCCGGCTGGCAGAGGTGATAGGCGTGGCAATTGGAGATGGGCTTTCCCATCCCGAAGGCGTAGAGAGCCAGCTGGGCCATGTCGGGGACTTGGCTCGAAAACTTGTAGTCGATGATGTTGCCCCAGGCGTCCACTGCGTCCACAACGCCCCAGAGGACGACCGGAAAGAGGTCCAAGTCCACGGTTCGCTCGAAGACGTGCTCGACCAGCGCTGGCGTGGTAGGGTAAGTACGGACGTAGAGCTGGTAAGCCCCGATGATGGGCTCGGGATCTGGCGCGTCTCCCAGCACTTGGCCGTTCCAGTGTTCCAGGCGCATGCCTTCCGGAACCTCGCCTTTAGCCAGGACGGCGCATGCGATGCGGATGTACTCCTCCTGGTCGTCTTCCGGCTTAACCCAGCGTCGGCACAGGGCGGCGTGGAAGACACTTCCGGCAAGCATCCGGCCCGGGATGGGGGTCTCCCGTCCCATAAGGTAGAACTCCTGAGCACGGCCGCACCGGAGCCATCTACGGATGGAGGTATAGGAGACGAGTGTAGGCTCACTCATTGGCTTCTCCTTCTTCCTCTGGCTGGTCGGGGGCGAGCATGAAGGTGTTGACCAGCTGCTGGCGCTGCTTCCCCATCCCGGGGACTTTGAACGCCCAGTTGGGGTAATCGCTCACCGCGGCGATGAAGGAGCCGTAGTAGTCGAGGATTGCCGTAGCGAGCACGGGCCCGATCCCGGGGATCGCGGCGAGGGCTCGTACCTGGGGGCTATAGTATCGTACGGAGCGCTTGGGCCAGGCGGCGGTGAAGGGCTCGGTGGTATCGGCCCACTGGGCGATGTGGGCGATGGCCTGGGGCACTTCCCCAGCGGGGACAACGACCAGGGCACACTGGAGGGACAGCAGGGCAAGCTGGGCCCCCAGGATGTGCTTCCAAGTCCAGCTGGTTGGCCCGCGCTTGGGAACAATGACGACGCCCTGGCGCCCGTAGTAGAAGGGCTCGCCGAGGATGATCCCTATGCCGTTGCCGACGACGGCTTTCTGCATGGCCTCGGCCTGGTTGAAGAGCCGGCCGTCGGAGATGGAAGCCAGGAGGTCTGCCAGGGTCTTCCGTTCCACCGCGATGGTGAGCCCGTTGCCCACGACCAGGTAGTCGAACGGCAGCTCGACCTCGGTGTGGGGGATGGAAAGGCGCAGGACGGCGGCTTCGCGGTAATCCTGGAAGACGTGTGCCATGTCAAGCTCCCTGCTGGGCGAGGGTCTGGGCGAAGGCGTACATTCCTTCGGCGACCTCGGCGGAGAGGCCCATTACCTGGGCCATCTGGAGGAAGAGCTCCTTATTTCCCCCGGATGCCTGCCAGAGCTTTTCAGCGATCTCGGTGTCGGCGTCCTTGCTTGAGTCCGGGGAGTCAGGTGCAACTTCTTTCGCGATTTCGCCCAGGCTGGAGTAGACCTTGAGGACGACGGGCACCCGGGCAGTGACAGCTTCCCCCTGGCGGTCTCCGAACTGGGTCTCCTTCTCCTCGACGTAGGCGTAGCGGCCCTCGAGGTCGCTCGGCTCGAAGCCCAGTGCGCGGATCGACTGCAGGTGGGCGTGCCACTTGGATCTGCGCGCGCCAGGCTTGGGAAAGCCGAAGGTGTAGTGGAACTCCATGTCCAGCTCCCGGGGGGCGCCGTCGGAGAGGATGATCGGGTGATAGTAGAGCTTGATCACCCGGACCTTTTCCCCGTCGGCTCGGTCAATGTACGTCTCGGCGTACTGGACGATCTTCACGTATTGTCCTTCGCGGACGTTCAGGGCCTCCGGGGAGAGGGGCAGTCTGACCTCTTCGCTCATGGAACACCTCCTTGTTTTTTGAGCTCTCACTTACTATACATCACCGAGGGGGCACTTTTGTGACAGCTTACGCCGGATCCGTTCCAGGCGCTTGCGGGCCCGGGGACCGGGGTCGCAGAGCACCAGGACAACATCGGGGAACTCCAGGACAATGTCTCGTAGGACGACCATGGCCATGGCGCGCTCTTCGGGGGCGTCCAGCGCTGGGGCGGGGTGTACGTTGGTAAGCTCCACCAGCCGGGCCTGCTTGCGGGCCAGGCGCAGGGCGCGGGTTCGTACACGCCGGCACATGGCAGCCAAGTCCCAGTCCGCATTGCGTTCGTAGCGCTGCAGGTACACCTCCTGTACCACATCTTCCGCATCCTCCTTGCTAAGGTACCGCCGTGCGATCGCGACCAGCTCGTGCCACCGTTCTTCCATCGCCTTGTCCTTTCTGCTTGACATAATGCTGGACTATCCCAGAGTTTTAATAAAATTCATAACTGTTACCTTGCTATAGTATTACTGTTATTGTCAACTAGAACATGCGTTCGACCTCCTCGCAGCTTGACATAATCTGAGAGATACTCTGAGTTTTAATAAAATTCATAACTGTTACCTCTATAGTATTACTGTTATTGTCAACTAGCACATCTGTTCTATTTCTCATAACAGTTACCACTGCCGTGGTAACAGTTATGAATTTTATTAAAACTTTTCACCCTCTTCAAGCACCTCATGCCTGCACAGATGCATCGGTATGATTTGCCCAAGCCCCGGGCAAGTATAGCGCAGTTATCGCTACCCTGGTGATCGCTGGTACCCATACCTGGTATGGGTATCCGGCTCGAGGGCCTTTGGGGGTAAGGACCCCCCC